CGGCAAAAGCCTTTTAAGGACGCGTCCACGCTTAAGTGCGCAATTAGCAGATTAGTCGGATTTCCATTCTTACGTTTTAAAGTAGTCCTGGTCCAACTTTGGATCCACGTGCAAAATAAAATATATTAATAAAATCTACTATTCTTCGATTTGTCGTACTCGTGTGAGCGCCGCAATCTCCAAAGCCTTACAACTTTGGGGCAGAGCCTTATTAGCATCCTCCCATTAAACAGGGATTGTAGGAGTCGTCCGTTAGGTCGGTCTCCTAGGTTTCCGTTTCTTGTGACGTACTCAACGACCAGTTACTAATGCTGGTTGTAGCGGTATTTCACCCGCATCCCTCACTTTCACGTGTCGGATTTCGGTCAGAAGTGTCAAACCCTTTACAATATGTTTAATAAGACTTGGTTCTAAGGTTGCCATTGGCACCCATTACCACCAGCCTTTAAACTCGGGGATATCCCTAGGTTTATTCGCTTGACTAGTCTTAGAATCATCGATTCGTTTAGTTCCTTGAGCCACCCCGGCCAACGCTTTCCATAATCGGATAAGCGTACCGTCGGTAAACCCTTTTCTTTCTGTATCAATTACTCTAGTATATTTTACAGAAGCAAGAGGTAATGCTCCAATATCTCGAGAGATAGAGAGCAGGGCCATGAACATTTCATCCATGGGCATTTCCCATTTACTTAGCTGCACTTTAACTAGTGACGAACTAATGTCGCTTGCCGCAACGATAATTCGTTGGTGTGCCTCACCTTGAACCAGGAACTGAAGTGTTTTAACGCACTCCAGCGCCGGTCTCGAGAACTGTGAGTGGAACAGTCTTCTAATCGTTCTTAAATACTCGGCGTGAGTTGTGGAGTATTCAAACCCCGCAAACTCACCACCAGTTTTAACGTCCGATGAAGATAATTCTAAATCAGATATTACCTCGTCTAGGGCCTCAAGAAGGCCTAGCTGAGTAACTTTTCCAGTCTTAGTCACCACATGGACTTGAGGATCTTTTAAGATCGTCTCAAGCATCCATACGGAGTTTAAAACTTTGACCTGATGCTCTGTGCCTTCCAGTAGAGTCTTAACTCTAGGTTGGACCAGAATGCCGTGAGCGGTTGTAACCGCATCACGAAGAAGATCAACATCTTCGGTTTTAAGCGTAATTATTGGACTAATTCTTTCCAGTAGTATCGCCGCTATGTCTTTGGCATGTAGATGTCTTCCCTCAAGAGAATGAGCGCTTAGCCTAATGGCATTAAGCGCCCGTTTTATTCTGGGAAGCTCCTTGTCGACCAGGATGTTAATAACAGCCTGAGTCTCCAACTGAGCCTTTCCAGATCTTGGTTTCCCAAGCGAGAAGAAAGACGCTACTTCCTCGACTGTAGTCGGGATATTTAAGGCAAGAACCACTAATCGAACTTTGGAATTAAGTTTCCCAAGCGGTTTGTGGAGTCCGCCCAATACTTTATAGCCATACCCAGCCGCTTTTACAAAAGCTGCTAGGGTTAAACCATATTTCTTGATGAACCCCACCGCCGACGCGGGACTGTTGAAAGCTGCTTGAAGCTCCGTAAGAGTAATCGGACTAACGTCTTTTCCTCTATAGAAGGTTTTCTTCGCAAATTCCAAGGCAGTTCCGTGGACGGAGATCAGACTCTTATGGAGCCCAATCCCCACCCCGAGAACTCGCATTATAAATAGGTATTCTTTGGCGACATCTGTTCTACCCAGAACTATGTCATCACCGAGGACACCATATTCCGTGAACCATGCGCGATAACCCGCTCTATATGCAGCGAACTGCACTATAAAGTGATGAGTCAACGCTAACATAGCCCACGAAGATAAAGCGCCCATCGGTTGCCCAACGGCATATCGAATTGGATACCGCACCATCTTCTGTGTATTCTTGTTTTCCAAAGACAGAACATAGTCTCGCCTTACCAGGAAGTCTGCCCATTGCTGAGCAAACTCAGCTCCGGCCATCTCACCCAATATAGCTACTTGTAGCCATAAAGGTAATCTGTCCGTCGCTGCTGATAAGTCTAAACTAAATAATGACTTCGGCTGAGATTTAATCAGTCTGAGAACGGGAGCCAATTGGTCTCTCGTCCCATCCTGTTGAATCCCAGGTAGAATACTGTTAAAGATCGTATCGTGCAATGGTCTTAACAACCATTGAGTCCACGGATCGACCATAGCAAAAACTCTCACTTTCCCGGCACTCTCCTCTTTCAAGGAAAGTTTACCAAGCGTAGGATTATTTATGCTCTGGACCCCCCCTGTTTTAAAGGGAAGTCTAACACAAAGTCTGAATGCATCTCTAATAGGATGTCCGTTAGGTAACAAGCCTAAAAAGTAGTGAACAGCCGGATAAAGCTCTTGGTTTGTTTCCAAGGCGTTAGCCGCTTCATGGACTGCTAAAGGGTGAGTCGAAACAACTGGTTCTCGAACCATTGCTTCTTCTCGCTCCGCTTTAGACAGATCCTCAAAGTTGTGAGTCCCTTTGGTAAAAGGAGAGGATTTCAGTAACGGAAATGCTTGCGCATCTCGGTAACTGCTCATCAACTCTCTTCGTAAACTCTTCGAGTTTAGTCCTATTTCAGGAACCAGCCAACGGAAGAATAGTGGAACGAAAGCAAGAAGATCATACTTCAAGCTTACGAACTCTATCCCCACCTTAGCTGGGCTGACAATTGTCTTCGTTAAAGAAGCCAATCGGAAGTCACCCTTAAACTCTATCATACGATAGAGGTTAAAGAGACTTAAATAGAACCGGATAACCAAAGCGTCCCCCGATCGAATTGCTTGTCGCAATTGAACCGGGATAACTTTAGGAATCCCTCGGTTAGTCCGAGCCACACGGAATTTTAATTCTGTGAGGTCTTTTACTAAGTGACCACCTATGCTTTGCTGAAGTGTAACCGCATATACTTTAAGTATAAGGCAAGCACCCTTCGCACCGTTGTGCTTAAACAATCGGTAGGTGTGTCTTAAGAACACTATAATACATCTTACTTTAGCACGAGTGGACCGTATCCCAATAGCCGGAATAAGTAAATTTACTATTCTAACTAAGGAATACCCTCCTTTTACAGAGGCCATGGCATTAATGCTTTTTAAATACACTTTATACGCAGATATTTGTTTTATAAATTGTGTTTTCATTGTTTTAATATCTGGTTCCCTCCGGTATTAGGATCCATATCTTACGACTTAGGACCAATCTTCACGGCCTGGGTATCCCCCACCTATCTTTCGATAAGCTAGGACTCTACATTGGTAGCTCTCGGATAATTATCTTTTGATACATTTTCCTCTTAGCACCATGCTTGGATAACATTGATCTCCTAAAGGATTAGTAGTCCGGAAAACTTTCTGGTGTAAAACCAGGAGCCATTCCGTGCGCTATCTCCAATTTAGATTGCTATCATGCTTCTACTGGACGTCATTGTTGTCGTACTACGCTCAACACGAGAGGTGCAGAAGTTTTCTTCGCACAGGGTTCGAGTACACATGCACCTGATTACATAATCAGTGCCTGGTATACTGTTCCAATATAGGTTAAAAGGTTGTTTAAGAAGTCACTAAACTTCGGTTTTCCGTCGCCATTACAGCAACGGAGCCGCAGCCAGCTTTAGTAAAGCTAGTATTTTTAGTACTGTGAGACATATAAAAGAATGTTGAGCCTCGCTCCCATTGGGTTATTTAGACCCGCCGAGAACTTCGGTCTTTTAAACACTTTTCATATAACTCACGATGAAACTCATCGTTCCACCACTTAAGGCTTTAGGGGTCTCCCCTCTAAGGCAGCGCAACACTGGTTATCTGTAAGGATAACAAGGCGGAACTAACCGTCGAAGGTGAGAGGGCGAAAGCTCTTCTTCACCGGTCAGAGCCAACAGGC